GTGCGGAGTTTAGAACCTTCCTTAACCAGAATAGACTGGTTAATTGAAGAAAAGTTTTTTAGAATAGTAATAGTAGATTCGGAAAGTTTCATAGTTTGGGGTTTAAGTTTCACTTGTTCTCAACGAGATTGAGATGATTAATCAAAAGAATAGTATAGTGTAGAACTTTAAACAAGTCTGCACGAGGAGTTCCTTTGGTATCATAACGGTCAATATACTTGGTTACATTACCAGCACAAAATCCTTCACGACGATTGTGTTTAATCTTATCAAGGGTTTGTTCGGTTCCACCACCAGTCCTATCTACATAATGCTGACTATAAGTACCAGCAATATATTCTTCAAGTTGTTTCAGGATTTTGTCTTCATTGTATTTCCAGAAACCGTTAGCATTTGTGTTTTCGTCCATAGTAATAGTAAAAGTTGGATCACTCATAAGGGGAAGGCACATTTTTTACCTTCCCCAATTATATCAGTTTGCTTGCTGTTCGTCAACAGGAAGTTGAAAATCAGCATCAACTTTGTCATACAGTTCCAAGAATGCTTGTTTGGTTTCGTCATCAAAACGATTTACGCAAACTTGAATTGCTTTACCTTTATCTTGAAAGATGCTATAGGCACGAACAATGTGAACAAGGCGACGGGTGGAAATGATTTCCTCAATACCACCATCGTAAAAAGTCTTACGAATGATGTCACCCCAATCAACAAGACGCTTACAAAACTCACGATCTTCCACACCAAGATCCAGAGCAATACCTTCAAGAATTTTTTGCTCTACAGAAGGTGCAGGATAGGACTGCTCAAACGTCACAGGAAAACGCTCCAGAAACGCTTCATTAAGCACGTTAGTACCGATGAACCTACCGTCATCAGAACCCTTACCCTTAGTGTTTGCAGTGGCAATCACATTGAATCCAGCAGCAGGTTTGACGAACTTACCAATCTTTTTCAAGAACACACCCTTACCCTCCAGAACAGATTGAAGGCACAGAATCTTGTTGGATGCCAAGTCAATTTCATCCAGAAGCAAAATGGCACCACGCTCAAGTGCTTCAATCACAGGACCATTGTGCCAAGCAGTCTCACCATTTACCAGACGAAAACCACCAATCAAATCATCTTCATCAGTCTCAATTGTGACATTCACACGAATCAATTCACGCTTCAGTTGAGAACAAGCGTGCTCCACACTAAACGTTTTGCCATTACCCGAAAGACCCGTAATGAACGTAGGATAAAAAAGATTGGACTGAATAATTTTTTTAATGTCATTAAAATTACCAAACTTGACGAAGGTATCATCTTTATCAGGAATAAGATTTTGAGTCACTGTAGGAAGAACAGCAGGAGAATTAAAACTACGCTCAATTTCTTGAACACTTTCACGAGTCACTTCAAGATTCCATTTACCACGTTGAACTTTAAATTCATCAAGTTTATTTGTTACTGTTTGATAATTAGAACCATTCAAAGCACACCACGCTTTGATTTCGGCAGAATTAACCTCAATACCATAAAGTGCTTTAAGAGAAGAGACGATGTAATCAGTGCTCATTTTGGTGCGGGTCATGAAAGTGGTTTGTTTCAACTGTAGTCATTATAAAGCAGAAAGGGGGGTCAAAACCCCCCCGTGTGCCAGTTACTCAACTGGTTTTTTTATTTCAATTCATAGTCAGGATACTTTTCTCTAACCTCATTTCTAAAACGAGCATTAAATGATGGTGGATTTAATTCTCTTTTTTGAGTGATAATTTTATTGTTGTGATCAATGTTCAAAAGTTTATCAATATTATTAGTTTTTTTCATAATCAATCACCATATGTAAATGTTTTGTTTTTAACTTTAGTATCAAATTCTCCCGTTTTACCAGGGTTCATTTTACCAACTTTAATATTCTTACCCTTTCCAGGCCAAGATGTTTTGGAAGTTCCTGTGAGTTGCGCTGAACCACCAGGTTTTTTCTTTACAAGAACAGAGTCTTGATCATACTTTGCTCCCAGTTTTGTAATTGCCTTTTTAAATTTTCTTTTACCCATTTTACCAGAAGAAACAACATGAGATTTCTCTCCTACTTTTTTCTCCTGGGAGGTTCCTGGATTTTCTGTATATCTTCCAGAAACTTTAGTAGGTCCTGGTAATCCAGCACCTCTAATATCCTTTTCAAGTTGACCAGATCTTGCTTTATTTTCTTTCTTTGATTTGTCCCCTCTTTGAGCAGACAAAATTGCCATGCCACCTTTATCAGATTTTGACTTTATTCTATTCAAAGAAGTTTCCTGAATAGAAGAACATTCTAACATAAATTGTGAAAAACTCTTCATTTTACTTATATTTTTTTAAGTATTTATTTAAGCAACGAGTTCAATAAACTCACCAAGAACTTTCTTATTCATCTTTTTAGACTTAAGAGATTTTACAAATGCAGTTTTGATTTGTGCTTTAGAAGCATCATCAGCAACCTCAAACTCAGACTCCTGAGAAAGTGCAGAGGAAGAAAGTCCAAAGTATGCATCATAACCAGAATTAGTAATTGTAAAACTTTTTGATTTCTTCCAATCAGATTGAATTTTATCATACTGTTTATCAGAGGTAGAATGATAAAGATTAATAAAACGATTTACATCACGTCCAGGAAGAACACGAATACCAATAAAGTTCACTGTTGGAAACTTATCCTTAAGATTATGAAGAAGAACATCAGTATAGTGATGATATCCATAATCAAACTTATAGGTGGTTCCAAGTTTCCTATCACGAAGAAAAGTATTACCTGGATTTACACCACGACATCCAATATAAGGATCTTTATCCCAGGCCCGCTTTACTTCCAAGTGATAAGGAAGATGATTTGCTTCTCCATCAGTTAGAATTACACACTGAACTTTTTGAAGTTTGTTTTGCTTTTGAAACTGTGGAAGAATTTGATGCAGAGCAACCAAACTCTCATTCAAAGGAGTTCCAGAAAGGCACAAACGATTCGGATATGTATATTTACAGTAATAGGTATTATCAAAGCAAACAGCAAGTCTCCAGATATTCAGCATTTGATGCTCCAATTCCTTACCATTTACTTTACTGGTGAAAAGATTCATCAGAGAGAAATCACTCTCCACACAAACAAGTCCAGATTTCTTTTCATAATGAGATTCTGGAAGAATTGCATTATTATATCCAGGACGCAACCATTCGTTTGTAAAAGCATAAACCTCAAATGGAATATTAACTTTTTTACAGAACCAAATAAGATTAAACAATTGCTTGCAAGTATCTGAAAGAACATGCTGCATAGAACCACTCCAATCCAGAATAAAAATCAAACCATGATTTTTACCATCAGGAATTACACTGACTTTCTTGAACAAATCCTCATTATACTTATAAGTATGAAGGCGAGCAGTATCAAGAACACCTGTGCGAGCAGTTGATGCACGAGCATAAGAATCTGCTGCTTTACGACACTCAAACTCCTTTACCAGATAATTAACTTCTTTCTGTGCTGATGCTTTGAACTTCTTAAACGCAGAATCTGCTTCCTCAAATAACTCTTTGTCTAAAACTTCTGCAGCATCCTTTCCATACATTTCTTTATTATACTCATAGGAGCGTTGTTTTTGCTCCCTGAAAGAGTCATCAATCACTTGATGAACTTCAGAGTTTTTACCAATTACAGACTCCAGATTGAGTTTAGGAATTTCAATATAAACATTCTCAGTTCCCTTATCATTCACCAAATCTTTGATTTTTTCACGCAGAGCATCATCAGTACGAACTTCAGGTTCACTATCTTGCTCTGCTCCAGAAGAAATGTCAGTTTGATCTCCCGTAGCAGTTCCACCATAACCACCAGACTCTTCTTTATCAGATTCGCCATCTTCAGATTCTTCTGTTTGTTGCGTCTCTACTTGCTCACCAGAATTAGAACTTTGTGAAGTTTCGTGAGAATCAAAGTTGTTAACCTTTTGATCTTGCTCCTTTTCTTTCTTGCAGTATTTGTAAAGAACTTCTGCCGCATAAAGAGCGTCCTCAAAAGTTTCAATACCAGCAATCATATCAATAATTTCTTTCTCTTCTACCGTAAAATCAAGAGACAAAAAATTACCAACTTTAAAATAAAGGTTGGTGCGATCAGCAAGATTAAAAGTAGAAATATCTTCGTCCTCCAACTGAAAGAAATCTTCATCATTTAGTTCCTTATAACCATTAAAGAAAGTCTTTGCAAGTCCACCATATTTACGCTTCATCAACTTTTCAATCCGCGCATCCTCAACCACATTTACAAACTGAGCAGGAATCTTTACCTGCTCAGTCCAATCTTCATCAGGTGTGAATAGTGCATGTCCAACCTCATGTCCCACCAGCAAGTCATATACGGTGTTGCTTGCCTTCTCCCACAGAGGTAACGTCAGAACACGAGTATGAACGTTAAAGCAAGCAGTAGAGACCTTTTTGTGCTCTACCACCAAGTCTTCAGTAGCAAGCAGACGAGCAAGTTGGGATTTGATTTCGTGATTGACTGCCATCGGTTTTGTTTCGTATGTATCCATAATACGACGAAACCTCCTGGTTAGGGAGGTTCATGTGACGCTTTTTAAACTGGGCCAACCGTTTCTTTGCTTGCCTCAGTGCTTGTGGTTTGAGATGGCGTTTCTGCTCCTTCTTAGAGTGATGCTGCCAGTTTGGAACTTTCATGGTTCTTTGGTGTATCAGGATATCATACGGGAAAAACCTTTGACTTTCTCAAATCTTATGACACTTTCAAATTTGTCCTCTAAACCAGTCTTATGTGAAATCACAAATATATTAGCATCTTTTATCACATAACGAATAATCTTAAGAAACTCTTCTGTTCCAAATCCATCAAGAGAACTATCAAATACTTCATCCATAATCAGAAGATTTGTATTGACAGAATTCTTGAACCTTGCAACTTCTCTCCAAGTGAAGAGAAGTGCTAAATCAATTCTCATTTTTTCTCCTTCACTAAAAGAAGCATATGAGAAATCTTCATGAATTGGTGACTGAACGGTTTCGTTAAATTCCTCATCAAGAGTGAAGTTAATATAGAAGTCCATCATCTGAAGATAACGATTAACTTGTTGATTTATCAGCGGTAGATACTTCTTAATGATTTTGGATTTGACTCCACCGTCTTTAAGCAAACTATACGTGAAATCGTAATAGTTGATTGAGTCTTTTTTAGTGGATAAATCTTCGTATGTATTTTGGAGATTGTCTCTAAATTGCTCTAACTTTTCATGTTCAGTATTTCTGTTTTCAAGTTGGTTGGTAATAGTTTGAATTTCAGATTCAAGATTTCTGATTTGTCTCTGACATCCAGAAATCTTAATATTGTTTTGTGAAATGCCATTCGTTAGTTTTGAAATCTCCTTGGAAAGAGTAAGGAATTGACGCTCTCGTTCTTCTTCCTCTTTAATTGCCTCCTCCAGTTCTTTATAACCAGATTGCAACTCTTTTGCTTTAGATTGAGCGTCGTTAATCCTATTTATTCTAAAGTCTTCATCAATCTCTTGTGTGCAGGTAGGACAAACCGTATTCTCTGTGAAGAACTTATGCTCTTTGGTAATGGTAGATACTTTCTGGGAAATTTTACCTTTCAGGTTTCCCAACTTTCTCAGTTTATCAGAATATCCAGTTATTTGATCTTGTTCCTGAATATACTTGCGAAGAGGTTCTTCTAAAGATGCATTATCATTCATCAGAAGTCCAGACTCTTCAGTCAAAGACATGATTGAGATTTCTTTATCTTTAATATTTTCCTTTCCACGATTCTCAAGTTCTTCAATAAAGTCTTTTTGCATTTGAACTTTATCATTCAAAGACTCTTTCTTAAGTTCAAGAGTTTTGACTTCATCACGAATTACGCGAATCTTATCCTTAATGATCGTATTCATGGAGGAGAAGATTTTAATATCCAACAAATCCTCAATCACTTCTCTACGATGAGCCGCAGGAAGTTGCATAAAAGGGACAAAAGTGCTACTACCCAGAATCACAATCTGAGTGAAAGACTTATAGTTCATTTTAAGAACTGTTTGTTCCAACCACTTTTGCTGATCCAATGCCGCAGAAGATTGATCTAAAAGAGCACCATTACGATAAATTTCAAAGATTGCTGGTTTGATTCCCCTTACAACTTTCCATTCAATTTGTCCAACAGAAAACTCAACCTCAACTCTACAGTCCTTTTCATTAACTGTATTGATGAGTTGTGGTTTATTAATTTTCCGAAAACTGCGCCCAAATAAAGAAAAACACAAAGCATCTAAAATGGTGCTTTTGCCTGCTCCATTTGCGCCAATAATTAGATTAGTAGCATTTTTAGTAAAATCAACTTCAGTAAATTGGTTGCCGGTAGATAATAGATTTTTCCAGCGAATTTTTTCAAATAAAATCATGATCAGTGGGAGGAATTACAATGTCATCAGGAGTAATAACTGTATATTGATATCCGTGTATTTCACAAGTTTTTAGCATCACGTCATCTTCAATCTCAATAATATGCATCTCGGGATAACCATCTTCCTCAAGCATCATAGCATATCTAACAGCATCATCCTCTTCTTGAAAGAGATAAAGAATTTGATCTCCTTCATCATCAGTGACAGAATATGCTCCTTCTTTTTCTTTTCCGTTGATGGTTAGAATAAACATTTTAAACTAATTCACAAGCCTCCTGATAAACCTCCTGCAACAATTTTTGAACAATTGTTTTATCAAGACTTACTTCTGCTTCCTCAATATATCTATTCAGGATGGACATGGTATCTTCAGAATCAAATGCTTCAAAATTTTCAGACTCTTGAATTTGAAAATTTTCAACAATCTTAAGTTCTGATATATTTGCAGCATAAAGTTTATCGATAAATTTTTCAAATTGTTTTGTATCAGATTTTTTACGAACAATTACTTTGACAATTTTGTTCTCATACTCAGAAACATCAAACATTTGATGAGGAGTATCCTCATAGTAAATGTTATAAAACATTCTATAAGGATTGTTGATTGCAGTATGCTCTAAAGTTTCGGTATCAAAAATAGTAAAACCGCGAGGGTCATTTACATCATTCCAAAACATCTCATAAGGATTGCCAAGATAGAAGATAGTTCCATTATCAGAACGAGTATGGTAATGTCCAGAAAATACCTTTGTGAAGTTCTTAAAAATATTTGCTTCCAATCCATGCTCCATTACCACGGAACGATTTACATGAAATCCTTGAACTTCAAGGTGTCCCATGGCAATTTTAGATTTAGTATTTTTAATTGCTTTAAGTGACTGTTCTTCATTTTCTATACAAATCCAAGGAATAAGAAGCACATTCAAATTTCCAACTTTAATTTCAGTTGGAGATGAATATGTCTTTACATTTGGATAAGACTGAAGTAGGAGATTTGGTGAATTTACATTGTTAGTATTTTTATAGTAACAATCATGATTACCAGTAATCAAATGAACGTCATATTTGGAAAGAGGTTCAAATACAACTCTCTTTGCCCACTCAAAACTTTGATAATCAATTGATTTGCGACTATCAAATGCATCTCCCATGTGTATGACTGTGGTAATCCCGTACTGTTCCAGCGTCGGGAAAAACACATTCTTATAGAAGAGTTCAAAATAGTCCTGAAAAAGTTTAGAACCTTTTCTGGCACCAAAATGACTATCTGTAATGATAGCGACTTTCATAATAATTTGTTTCCTTTACGAATGTTTTCGGTGGCAGTCAAAATTTGCAAATTATCTGGGTGATGTTTACCACCTTTTGAGATTGGATGGATGTGATCAACATGATGAAGAACACCCGTCTCTTCTGTAATTCTACCACATTCTTTGTAAATGAGCAATATACGCTGATGTTCTTCGGGTGTTAGGATTGGTGTCTCACCAAATTTTTTAGATCTATATCTATAAGTTTTATTATTTTGTTTTTCTTTTGTCCTATAAGGTTTCATTAATTCTTCATTATTCAATTTTTCAATTCCCCTTTTAATAGCACAAAAAGAACAACTCCAAGTTGATACATACTTTTCAGAATTACCACAATGTTTGCAGGCAGTAGAACCAATATAAGTTTTCTTACCTTCTTCTATCGCTCGTAATCTATTTTCTCTTGCCACACCACTATATTGATTTGGCATAATGCTCCGTAATGTTATTATTATTTATACACTATGGAGCATTTAATCAATACCTTAACTTACTATGAACATTATCTTTTATAGAATTAAAATCTGAATAGTTCCCACCGTCAATAGTGTTGTCATCCGTAAAGACTTCGCTGAACCCAGACTTCTCAAGAATTTTATTTTTGATTTCTAACTGACGCTTCTCTCTCTGAATACGACGGAGAAACGCATAGTGAATGATTTGGGTAAAATATGCAAAAGGATTCTGGGACTTTTCTGGATTGAAATTATGAATGTACTGCACACAATTCTCAATGCCATCAGAAATCATATCCTCTTTGAACATGTAGTTGACAAAATTTGGTTTGAATGATAAATGATTTGCAATTTTCAGAAAGCATTCTCCGATATATCTGGGAATGGGAGGTTTTGGTTTGTCTTGAAGAAGGGCAATTTCTTTATCTTCACGGTACTTAATGAGTGCTGCAAGAAACTCTTTGTTATTGACGTAATGCTCTGACCTCTTTCTTTTGGCCATAACTGCTGTGCTTATCATAAGTTTTTATCATTATTATGTAGATATTATAACACTTCTGTAAATAGTTGACAAGCTGTCTAAAACTGTGTATAATAACCTTTGTTGGGGTTGAAAAGTTAGGTCTAGCTACTTTTATAAAGCTTCTCTAAGATCTCTTTAGCATCATTGACATTAGCAATATATCCCATTCTACGATTTGGTTTGGATTGATTTCTTTTTTCTTTGTAAGATTGACGAATATAAGATTGATACATCATAATCATTTCAATATCAGAGGATTCTGAAAGGGTAAGAACATCGTCAAGTTTTAAAATAAACATATCTTCTTTGGTTGTCTTTAACCATGGTTCAAATTTATATCCAACTATTCCAACTCTACTTTTAACTTCGGATATTATAATTGGATTTGAAACAATAAGCATAGTTCTGTCTTCCTCCTCAGAAGCAGCAACTTTAGCAAATATTTCTTCACCTGATTTTAATTTAACTGTTGCGTAAAAATCTTCTTCAATGCCCATTTTTCTTTAGTTGTATAGTGATATCTCATAATTAAAATTTTCTTCATTATAGATTTTAATTCTTTCAATGAGATGATTTAGTGTATAATTTTTTCTTGAATTACAAGTACAGTCATCTGAAATATCATATAGTACTGCTTTTGTTTTATTTTTTCCTTTTCTTAAAACTCTTCCGATTGATTGGAGGTTTCTGACTCTGGATTTTGAAGGAGAAGCAAAGATGACATTGTGCAGATTTCTAATATTGATTCCAGTGCTGAAAGTTCCATAAGAAGCAACAATAATTGCACTGTTCTCTCTTTCAGTAATTTCTCTAACCAACTCTCTTTCTTCAGCATCTACACCACCATGAATGAAGAAGACTTTTCTATCACCTTGCTTGTTAGTATTTATTTGATCAAAAAGTATTGCACCATGAGCCTCAACACGACTAAAAAGTAAAAGGCTATTTCCTTTTAAGTCAAGAGTAAGCTTGGTAATAAATTTATTTCGTTGTTCATGTGAGATTAAATACTGTATCTCATCTTCATAAGTTTCAAACTTTTGTGGGGGATGTTTCAAAACAAGACATTGAATATCCAGTTGAGAAAGATGTCCTTGTTGCATCAATTCATCAGTTCTGGTTACTTTATATGATGGACCAAACAATCCTTCCAAAACCCATTTGTGAGTTTGAGTTCCATCCAGTGTTCCTGTAAAACCAAAACGATACTTTGCATGATGAAGTTTAGTCATAATTTCAATCAATGACTTACTCTTGAATAAATGAGCTTCATCACCTATAATGACACCATAGTCTTCGAAGAATGAACGGTCCAGTTTATATACAGATTGCCAAGTAGTAATTGTAACTGGAAATTCATTTGTTTTTTCTTTACCAGAATAAATTTTGTGGCAATATGACGCAGCATCCCAACCATAATCCTCAAAATCCTTGTACATTTGCTCTACAAGAGATGTCGTTGGGACAACTAAAAGAATTTTTTGACCTTTGCTCTCATAATATCTCACGATTGAATAAATCATCAGAGATTTGCCACTCGCAGTGGGGCTTATCAATAGTTTTCTATTGTGCTTTAAAGCATCGAATACTCCCTCTATTTGATAATCCCGAGGAGAATGAGTGCAAATAGATTTCATATAATCTTTGACACCTTCATATGAAATCATATGATTGACTTCAAATGGTTGTCCGTAGAATTTATTATCTTCAAACTTATAACTATATCCGTACTGCTCGCAGAAATTGACAATCTTATCCAAGAGGCCCACATAAATTTGCTTGGATCTCATGTCATATAGATGTATTTCTCCGTTCCAATTTCTACCTCTATACTGAGGCATAAATTTTGCACCAGGAACCTCAAATTTGAAATGATCTCTCAATTCATATTCAATATGAGGTTCTGTTTTTATTTTTAAAAATACTTCGTTTGACTTACTTATAACCAGATTAGTTGTATTTGTCACTTAGATGCATTCATCTAAGTATATTTATTTACCCAAGTCCAGCATTAAATCTCATAAACTCAATTGCATTTTTAATCTGATATGTTCTGTTCTGTATGACTTTAAGAATGCTTTCCAAATAAACAAGCATTGTATCATAATAGTCAATCTTTAAACATACCGTAGAAAGTCTTTCATCTGCATCAAGATACTTTTGCATTGTATCTTTATCTCGGATTTTCTTTGGAAAGGGATTTTCTACATATGTTTCTGGATCAGCCTTTCCAGAATAATATTCATATCGGTCGTGACGAATATTTCTTTTCTGCTGTTCTGCTTTCTTTCTTAAAAGAAAAATTGTATTATAAAGGTCAAAATATTTTGCATGAAGAATGGGGATACTTAAAGATTCTGTATGTAGATTATCTGGATCTATCTTTGCATCTTTCTCCCACATTTCTTGAATTTTATCAAGATCAATACTCATAAAGAATTGCCACTGAGATCAGTTATATTGTACATAGTATACTTGAAACCAACGTCTGCTGTAAAGTATTGAATGTCAGTTTGTGTTGCATCAAACGTAAGTGTTCCTAATGAATAAGGAAATAAGTCTTTAAAGACTACTTGAAAATTTGGAATTGAACTACTGGTCAATACTTGAAGAGTTCCATCAGAATATATGTTTTGTCTATCTTGCACATAATTGCCTTGAATTATACCCTGATTTTGTAAGTCAGCAAACTGCTGCAAATTTTCTGGATATCCAAGACCACGAATCCAATTTTGAATTTCCATATAATTTTCAAGATTTTCATCAACCAAAAATCTTAAATTCAAATCACCAAAAACTATTTTATCCCCAGGAAGATCAATATCTTTTAAGTATGAAGTTTGTACAGCAACACCAAGATTTAAATCTGGAATATTTGCTTCATTCGAAAAGAATGCAACCTTAGGACTTCTTTTTAAAGTAAATTTAAATCCTGCAGGAGATAGAAAATTTCTATTTTCAATTTGAGCTGCCATTGTTTTTTTAAATATTTAGATAAAAAAAGGGACCCTTTTGGGGTCCCCCGAGAACGTTTGTGAGAAAGGCTCACATGAGATTTTTGACGGCAACTCTACGATAGTAACGGTTTGCGTTGGTTTGCAATCTACCGAGACCTTGAGTGGTTCCTTCTGCAAATGGGTTAGCAACAAGACCGTATCTGGTCTTAAAGCCAATTTTTGGTTGGAAGGAGTTCTCGCCAACGGCACGAACCATTTGGAGAGGAACATAAGGGCAGTAGAAGATACCAGCGTCATAAGGTGAACCACCTTTATAACCAACAACATAATACTGGTTACCTGGAGTTGCGTTAGCAGTGGTCAGGTTAGCCGAATATGGGTCGATGTAGACGCGGAATTTGCCCATCAGAGTACCAGCAAAAGTATTGCCAGTGTCATCAACATTAAGGTTAGCGTTGAGTGCAGGGGTGTAGTCAAGAACACCAGCCATGGTGAGTGCTGAAGCAACGTCAGCAGAACACATGATGATGTTGCCCTTTCCTCTACGAGTTCTTTGTGCGATTGCGTTAGCATCGCGCTCGATTTGGAACAAGAGACCCTTGAACTTCTCAACTGACCAACGACCGTTGGAGTCAACGTCAAGGTCGAATACACCAGCAGTAGCGGTGTTTTGAACAGCACCTTGCTCAGCAACCTTATAAATGGTACGAATAACTTCGCGGTTGATTTCAGCAAGAATCTCTGTTGAGAGAATGTTTGCTAATTCCGCTTCAGCATTCAGACCGTGGATTGCCTTGAGGTCTTGTGCAAGTTCGAGTGAATACTCAGCTTTCAGAGCGCGTGACTTTGCAGTAACCGTAACTTTCTCGATTGAGAAAGCCATTTGGTTGAAGGCATTAGTCGTAGTGCCATCAAGGTTTTCTGCATCACCCGTCTGCATTCCGTTACCAACGTTATATGCACTTTCAGTTGCAGTTGCAGTTGGGTTTAGAACTGCTGGGTTAGTACCTGCTTGGAGTGTAGTACCAATACCAACAGCAGTGCTACCAAATCCAACGTTATCAAAACCACCATCCTGACCAGAATATGCAGAATCAACTTCGTTGTAGAATGCTTCGTTACCGCTCTGGTTGGTGTAGCGTGAGCGCATTGCAAAGATAAGTCCAGTAGGACCACTCATTGGTTGAACGCCAGCAAGGTCATATGCGACCAGGTTAGGCATTGAACGTCTGATCAATGAGATCAGAACTGGATCGAAACCAGCAGTAGGACCAGCAGCTGCTGAACCACCACCGAAACCACCAGTACCGGCAGAGTTAGTTGGTGCTTCCATCAGGTTGATACCTGAATCGAATGCTGCTGATTCTCTAAGGAATTTTTCTTGGTTTTCTAACAGGACAGCGGTTACAGCTCTACGATGGGAATCTTTGATTGGATCAAGACCCTCATAGTTGAGGAGGGGAGCCCACTTTTCCTGCAGATGCTCAGATTGGAACATTTGCGTTTACCTTTTTGTAAGTGATTGTTTGCGTTTGATTTAATATTAAATTCAATTATTTGCCGAATGCTGAAAGAGTCTTCAGATAAGCAGCCATAGATCCTGAAACAGAATCATGTGAACTATCTACACCCTCAGACAGGGTTTCAGTTTTAGCGGATGGAGATACCGATCTTGAGAAGTATGACTCCTTCAAGGTCTCCAGTTTCTCACGATATTCTACTTCACTTTCAAACTCAACACTTTCGGCAAGTGAAGCGAGCTTCTCTTTCTGAGTGGAAGCAAGTCCCTCAGAAACTTGATCTAAGATCCCATCAGCAACCGACTCTGCGAGACGCTTGTTAAGGGAAATATTTTTCTCAATCTGCTCGTTGAGTTTTGTCTCCATGTCATCAAGTTTATCTACCATGCTCTCAAGAACATCATATTTATCTTCAGGGATTGTTACATAATGTTCTTCAAAAAGACCCTTCATTCCTTCAAGGAATGATTCGGTCATTTCGGTCTTAAGACCGCCTTCAATTGCGAGTGCATTCTCAGTGAACCACTCATCAGATACATACTCAAGGTATGCATCTACACGATTTGAGAGTTCTTCTTTAACAACTTCAACTTCCTCAGCAAGTGCTTCGGAATATTGAATTTCGAGTGCTTCTTTGATTTCAGTAACTTTTGATTTCAAAGCAGCCTCAAAGATTGTCTTTGCTTTTGCTCTGAATTGCTCAGAAAGTTCTTCTCCACCAAGAAGAGCATTGACATCTTCTTCAATATCATAACCTTCCTTCATATCCTTATCATCCTCTTCGGATTTCTTAGGATTCTTTTTAACATACTCTTTTTTGTCTTCTTTTGCTAATAATGCGGACTGATCTTCCTCGTCACCTTCATCCTCATCTTCGGATTCTTCTGCCTCATAAAGGAGGGACTCGTCATCGAGTTCTTCTTCTTCCTTCATGCCAGACATAGGCATTGCAGATTTTGCACCTTTATTGACAACATCTCGGACTTGCTTGAGTGTTGCTCCAGGTGTCTTCAGCTTTGCTGAATCATCATCAGGACGATAATTAGAAGGATCAGGTCCTCCAAGATCTTCCCAACTTGCAGTTTGTCCATCAGGAATATTCCCTGACATTTTTGGCATCGGAGCTCCTACCTTTGCATTTGCATTGACAGCAGTTCTGGATTGCTTAGTGCCTACTTCCATTTCTTGTAAATCTCCACGAGACATTTGAACTCTCCGTTTAACCTTGAAGTTATAAACTATATTTATTTATAATTTAACAAATTACAAATTGTTTAAGAAATCATTGAACAGATCTAATTTCTGTTCATCAAGCTTCTTTTGGTCTACAAGAGTATTAATTCTTGCATATGTTTTAGTTGCATACTTCTCACGAAGAATTCCACCGTCCCATACCCATTCTTTACCTTCCATAATTCCAGATACAAATGCATCAGGTGCTGAAGGATCTGCAACAATATCAGCAGCAGTAGCAAGCATAAAATCTTCACCAACAACATTGATTCCTTCTCTTGTTAGTTTGAGGGAACCAATACCACGAGAAGAAACTCCAAGTTTTACACCTTCGCTAATAAGAGATTCTGCAATCTTACCCATTGGTGTGTTAAGAATCTTAGCTTTACCAATGAAGTTGGAACCACTTTCACGAAGAGAGGTAATTTTGTGCGAAACGCGATCAAGATTTACTGTAGGACCATCAGGATGTCCAAGTTCTCCAAGAGCTCTTCCTGCTTGAACATGATTTTCATTATAGCGAGCAACTTCACGACGAAGAGTTTCCATAGGATACATACGACCATTGCGGTTCTTAATGTCTCCTTGAAGGAATACACCTTCAATATAAAGTGACTTTTTACCGTTGCGATTTTCAACGATAAACTCTACGGATTCGATTTCTTCTCTGATGAGTTTCATTTTATGCTTGATTGGTAATTTGTACTTGTTGATAGTAAAGTGTTCCTGCACCACCTGCTCCGAAAGCAGCAATTTTTTGAGAAATAATTGCAGTTGCATCTGTAGATGAAAAAGCAGTTCCAATTCCAGTTGAATTATAACTCACAGTAATTCTTCCTTGGAAATATCCATTTACACCAGAAGATGTATCTACTGATGAAACTTGCTGATGAGTAAAATTATAATATGGTTGACTGGTTGCAGTTAGACTGATATAATCACCAACACCAAATGGTGCCTGAGTTCCTTCAGCAAAAGTAAGAATTGTTGATGTTCCCGTGGTAACACCGACTACTTTATTAGATGCCTTGGTCATTGCAAGAGTTACTGCAGACCCTGATGGAATATAGTAATCAGTTATTGATGTAGTTGGACTTGCTGCAATTGCAACATGTGCTGCTGCACCAACAGCAATCACTCTCAAAGTATCAGACTGAACTGAAAATGCTGTTGAAGTTGATGCAGTTCCTGCTGTAAATGCAAATGAGGCACCTGCCCCAACTGGTCTATGCGTCATTACTCTTATAATACATTTATTAGTTATTTATAAATCTCTATTACCTACTAATCTCTTCCCAGTCCATAGAAGCAACAACAGTATCATCAGCACCATTAGAAGCAACCACAAGTGTAAGTTCATAAGGACT